ACACTTAACAATAACAATATATATAATAATATATATAATAAGGAAATTCTAATTAATGGAATATTGAACAGTTACATGAATGTGGTAAAGCAGAATTATGGAACTGAATGGAAGGCAAGTGAGAATGATAAGGTAGTAGCTGACAAACTATTACAACAAGGATACACTACTGAGCAGTTTAAGGACCTAGCAAGTAAAGTAGTTAGCCAATCCTTACAGGACAACAAGCAGCCACCTCAAACATTACAATACTTTCTAGAAAATGGTGCATCATTATGACTAGGGTGTACAAAGTCCAGATGTTCATAGAGGCATCGGAACACGCAGAATACGGTGTAAAAAATCTCTGTATCGCAGAACGCACCTTATGCCCTCCCCCCATGCGTATATATAGTGGGGGATCTCACAAAAATATTTTCCACAATTTCATTAAGGAGTTTTTCAATGGATAAAACATATTTAGTAATGCAATCCCAAGGTAATTTCATGCACAACGGTGAAGAAAAAACCCGGTGGATGAGTTTAGGTATCATGCTGGAGAAGGCTGACGGTAAACGGTCTATCAAGCTGAATGCCCTTCCCTTGCCTAATAAGGACGGTGAGATATGGCTGCAATGCTTTGAGCCTAAAAAGGAACAGCCTTTCTAATGAAAAGAAAGTCTAAACTGCCGAAGATGAATGGACGGTTTGCCGGGGTTGGTGCGATTACAAAACGGTTGCGAGGGTCCAGCATTATTTATGACAACCGGGATGAATTGGCTAACCAGTTATTGGGATTGGCGAGTGCGAATATAACCGATGTTTTAGAATGGAGTGAGAATAATGTCAGTATCAAAGAGATCAAGGACATCCCGGAGAGGGCGTTACAGGCGATCAAAAAGATCAAGGTAACTCCGACACGCTCCGGAGACCAGATAGAAGTTGAAATGATAGATAAGGTAAGGGTGTTGCAGATGCTGTCTAAGAGTGCCGGGTTGCTGGACCAAGAAAAAGAAAGCGAGAAACCGGCTGTGGTGGATGTGACAATGGTCTTACCGGGTGAACAAGAGAAATAGAAAATGGATAATATTATAATAAAAGATTTACTTAATTTGTTAATCAAGGCTCAAGAATTACTCGATAAATGTGAAGATGAACTTGGTGGTTTTGTAACTCCAGTAAAAGGTATTCGCAGAGATATTGATGAGGCTATTAGAAAATATAGCCAAGCAGAAACTATTAATAAGAGGTGAAAAAATGAGTGAAGAGATACCTTCTGGATTAAAACTGGATTTTTCCGGCTCACCTACCTTGGCTGACTTTCTTAAAAGCAATGCCTTTGTCAGAGGTATCATGGGTCCGGTAGGGAGTGGTAAATCCTATGCCTGTTGTGCTGAAATATTTAGACGAGCCGTTCAACAGAAACCGTCACCGAGGGATGGCATACGCTATACCCGGTTTGCTGTTGTTAGAAACTCGTATCCTATGCTGAGGACTACGACATTGAAAACTTGGCTTGAATTACTGCCGGAACATATCTGGGGCAATGTTCGTCATGCTCCACCCATAACCCATCATCTTAAACTGCCCCCTAGAAAGAATGCCTCTGGTATTGATTGTGAGGTTATTTTTTTGGCTCTGGATGCTCCCAAGGATGTTAGAAAGTTGTTATCTCTGGAACTTACCGGGGCGTTTGTTAATGAGGCTAAAGAGTTACCTAAAGCCGTTATTGATGGTCTAACGCACCGTGTCGGCAGATATCCAACTAAGGCAGATGGATCTGCTTCTTGGCATGGGATTATAATGGACAGCAATCCTTGCGATGATGATCATTGGTGGTTTCGACTAGCTGAGAAAGAAACACCCAAAGGAAAATTTAAATGGCAGTTTTTTAACCAGCCCGGTGGCGTAACAGAGGTCAAGACCGATGATGTACCCGAAGATATGCCCGAGGCTCAAGGGTTTATTCAGCAAGCCAGTAAATGGTGGAAGGTCAATGACAAGGCTGAGAATATCGGCAACCTACCCGAAGATTATTATTTGCAGTTGCTGGGTGGTAAAAACCTTGATTGGATACGTTGTTATGCTGAAGGGAAATACACCTATGTACAGGAAGGTAGACCCGTCTGGTCCGAGTATGACGATACAACTATGTCGGCTGACCTAGAGCCTATTAATGGCATTCCTATTAATATCGGCTTGGACTTTGGACTAACTCCGGCTGCTATCTTTGCCCAAAAAATGCCGAATGGACGGTGGCATATACTCCATGAACTGGTGACGTTTGATATTGGTCTGGAACGGTTCTGCTCTTATCTTAAAAGCGAACTTGAAATGCGTTTTGCTGGGTATGATGTATTTGTATGGGGTGACCCGGCTGGGATGCAGAGAGATCAGATATTTGAAACGACAGCATTTTCCCACCTAAAAACACATGGCATTATGGCTCAACCAACAGCGACTAATGATTTTAGGACGAGGCGTGAGGCGTGTGCCATACCTATGGGGCGTTTAATTGATGGTAAGCCCGGCTTTATGGTGGACCGTAAATGCCAGAGATTAAGAAAAAGCCTAGCTGGTGGATATCACTTTAAGCGAATGCCGATTGGTGCTGGGCAAGAACGATTTAAAGATACACCTAATAAAAATGAACATTCCCATGTGGGGGATGCTCTAGGCTACTGCCTGTTAGGTGGTGGCGAGCATAGACGTATGACCGTAAGGAATACACACAGGCAACAAACTACAACAGCACAAGTATTGGATTTCGATGTTTTCGCTTAATGACATAAACCGGGTTACCCGGATGGACTACCCACGCCATCAGATTGTGCGATGGGAACCCGAACACTATAAAGAGATTGACCTTAATGACCATGACAAACAGACACTTGGGCATTTCCATGATTATCTAGAATACTTATCTGTTTTTGCTGAAGGTGGTGACAGTTTTACGGCTATAGGTGACGGTGTTATATATGCCATGTTTGGGTGTTTCCCATTATGGCATGGTGTAGCCGAGGCGTGGCTCCTTCCCTCTCGACATATTAAACGCAAAACTATCTCCATGCACCGGGCATCATTGTTGTTTTTTGACTATTATGCACAGAAAAAAGAACTAAAAAGATTACAATTCACCGTACATTCAACCAATTTTCAAGCAGTACGCTGGGCAAAAAGGTGTTACTTTAATGAAGAAGGAACATTGAAACATTATGGACCAGATGGAAAGGATCACTATATGTTTGCGAGGTACTACTAATGGGTGGATTATTTTCAAAACCTAAAGCCCCACCACCACCATCTCCGGCTGTTGAGGAAACTGTAACGGCTCAAGAGGCTGCTGCTACTGCCGAACAAAAAAGGCAAAAGTCTATTATGGCTACTACTGCTTCTAAGAAAAAAGGTGGCATGATGGGATTGATGATGTCGGGTGGCACTAGACCAGACTATGGTGAGCAAAACCTAAAACAAAAACTTGGTGGTGGTGTTCGTAATCCAAGGAACTTAGGTTAATGGCTGAAGAAGAAAAAGAAGAAGAGAAAGAGGAAAAACCATTAGAGCCGTATGTTGAAAGACCACAAAAGGTTTGGAGAAGAAATCCAAAATATACAAAGCCTGTGCATGAGGAAGATGAATGAGAAAAGTTCATAAAAATCCTAAAGGTGGTTTATCCGAGGCTGGACGTAAACATTTGAATAGAACTACAGGATCCAATTTGAAGGCTCCGGTAAAAAAAGGAACTAATCCACGCAGAATTTCGTTTGCTGCTAGATTTTCCGGAATGAAAGGTCCAATGAAAGATAGCAAGGGTAGACCAACTAGGAAGGCTCTTGCATTAAAGGCTTGGGGTTTTGGCTCTGTCGAGGCTGCAAGAAATTTTGCTAACCGTCATAAAAAAACATAAAGGAGATTTATTATGCCCGGACATTATGGAAAATCTAAAACTAAAGGTAAGACATTAACTAAAAAGCAAAAAACTTTGCCAGCTAGTTTACAGAAAAAAATTATGGCATCTAAAAAGAGGAAAAAATAATTATGTCACTTTATAGAAATATAAATGCTCGTAAGAAAAAAGGCATATCTCGTAGCAAAAAAAATACAACAATATCTGCAAAAGCATATGCAAATATGAAAGCTGGATTTCCTAAAAAGAAAAAGAAAAAATAATGGCTGATCTATCTGTTCAAGAACTAAAGAAAAGATATAAACGGTGCGAAGACCACAAAAATAACTGGCGTACCATTTATGAAGAGGCGTATGAATTTGCCTTACCTATGCGTAACCTTTATGACGGTTACTATGAGGGTGATGTTCCCGGACAGAATAAAATGAAAAGAGTGTTTGATAGTACGGCTGTCCATTCAACAGCAAGATTTGCTAACCGTTTGCAATCATCATTATTTCCACCACAACAAGAGTGGTGCAGATTAATGCCGGGTGCTGACATACCAGAAGAAAGAAAGATTGAGGCACAGACAGCTTTAGACTTTTACGGTAAAAGAATGTTCCAGATTATGCGTACATCTGGTTTTGATTTAGCTATGGGTGAGTTTTTGTTAGACCTAGCTATTGGCACTAGTTGTATGCTGATACAATCTGGTGATGAAAATACACGCATACGTTATACGGCTGTGCCTAGTTTCCAAATATCTTTTGAGGAAGGTCCTAACGGTAACCCGGACACAGTTTATAGAAGATTAAAAAGAGCATTTAATGTTATAGAAAAAGAGTTTCCAGATGCTGAGATACCTCAAGAGTTAATTGATAAATACCAAGAAGATCCTACTGAAAAGGTTGAATTGCTAGAGGCAACATATACGAATGACGGTGTAATTTATTACTGTGTGTCTACAATGGAAGAAGACATAAAACTAGTATCTAGAAAGTTAAAAAGTTTTCCTTGGGTTATATCTAGATACATGAAGGCAAGTAATGAACGATACGGTAGAGGTCCTGTATTGTACGCATTGCCGGATATCAAAACATTAAACAAGGTAACCGAACTGACATTGAAAAATGCAAGTATTTCTATAGGTGGAGTTTTTACTGCCGTGGACGACGGGGTCCTTAACCCGGAAACAATATCGATTGTACCGGGTGCAGTTATTTCAGTTTCCTCAAACGGTGGACCAAGGGGAGCATCACTTGCTCCTCTTGCTCGATCGGGTGATGTAAACTTATCGCAGCTAGTAGCCAATGATCTTAGAACTAATATTAAGAAGACATTGTTAGATGAGAGCCTTGCACCAGAGAATATGAGTGCGAGATCAGCTACAGAGATACAGGCAAAATTATCTGAGTTATCACAAAACCTTGGCTCTGCTTTTGGACGTTTGATAAGTGAAACAATGACACCAATAGTAAGAAGAACATTAGAGTTAATGGATGAAATGGGCATGATAGAACTGCCACTAAAGATAAACGGTCTAGAGGTACAGATTGTACCTACCTCACCTTTGGCTATGGCTAACAATATGGAAAAAGTAAATGATGTTATGAACTATTTACAGATAGCACAATCACTAGGTCCAGTTGGTCAGACATTAGTTAAACAGGATAAGATCGGTGATTACTTAGCAGATATGCTATCTATCCCGGCTGAACTCAGAACAACACCAGAAGAAAGGGCTGCGATGCAAGAACAGATGTTAGCAACAGCACAGGCTGTAGCTGAACAGCAAGGCGTAGACACAGCACCTATTGAAGAGGCAATCGCACAATGAGCCAAGCAGATAAAATAAGATCTATAAATGATCCCGGTTGGGATGGTGTTAATGCGAATGTACAGCAATTAAAAGTAAATAATTTTGATGCACAAAAAGAATTAGATCTTTTGTATCATCGTTGTTTTACTTCTGAGGAAGGTGCAAAAGTTTTAACACATTTACGAAGTGTGACGATAGAACAACCAGCATGGATGCCGGGTGCTGATGCATCTTTTGGTTATTCTAGAGAAGGTCAAAACAGTTTAATCAGAGAAATAGAATTAAGGATAAGGAGAGCCAATGGAACAACAAGCTGAAACTGTACAAGAAGTACAGGAAGATAAAGGGTTACTAGCAAATGCATCGGCAGAGGCAGAAGCTACAAGGGAAGAGCCTGTAGGTGAGCCAGAAAGTATTCCTCATAGAGCAGAAGATGTACAGGCTAAAATTCCAGATAGACCGGACTATGTGCCGGAAAAGTTCTGGAATAAAGAGCAAGGGAAGATAAGAGAGAAAGATGTATTTAAATCATTTACTGAATTAGAAAAAAAATTTTCACAAGGACAACATAAAGCCCCGGAGAGTTACGATGATAAAATCTTGGTTGATGCTGGTTACGATAAAAGTGATGACATGGTTGGAGCCTATACAGAATGGGCTAAAGAAAATGGTATTAGTCAAAAAGCGTTCGATGACCTTGCCGGAAAAATCATCGGAATGGCTGGAGAAAGAGAGCAAGAGGCTCAATACAGTTCGGAAGAAGAAATGGAAAAACTCGGTCCCAACGCCAAAGAAATCGTCAACCAAAACCTCGAGTGGCTCGAAGGCATGGAAAGAAAAAAAGTCTTCTCGGAAGAAAAAGTCGAAGCCATAAAAATGTTTGGTTCAACTGCGATAGGTAATTTAGTATTGAGAGATTTTAGACAAATGATGGGTGATCTTAAACCATTGCCTACTGTAGTAGCAGAAAACGTAAATGAAACACAGGAAGAGTTCGATGCTCGAATGCAAGAAATGATGAATGATGAAAGATGGGTTAATAAAGAGCCATCCTATATGCGAAAAGTAGAAATGGAGTTTGAGCGTAGATTTCCTGACTAAATTCCTCCCGGAAGAAATGGGGCTGGTTTATGTGTTTCCCCTCGAGAGCCAGCCCTTTTTTCGTACAAAGTCTAGATTAGTAGTTTACAAGTAATAATTATCTGTGCTATGGGTTAAGTGATCGATAACTCTTTGAGCCGATCTGACATGATTAATTCATCGTTGCGTTAACGTATAACGTAGTCAGAAGGCTGGGATCTCCCAACAACCTTTAGGCGATTGCTTAAACTTTAACTAATGTAGGGAGATTTTAAAATATCTACTGGATTATCTACTGCATTTACACAGATTTTTGATGCTGAAGTAAAGCAAGCGTATCAAGCTACTGCTCAGTTGACAGGTGTGTGTAGATTGCGAACTGGGGTTGTGGGGTCCACAGCCAACTTCCCCAACATCGGAAAGGGGCAAGCCCAAGTGAGATCACCTCAAACTGACGTTACGCCTCTAAACACAAGTTTCGGAACAACTTCTGTAAGTCTTACAGATTATGTTGCCCCGGAATATAGTGACATTTTTAACCAGCAAAAAGTAAATTTTGATGAACGTCAAGAATTGGCTCAAGTCGTAGGTAATGCGATTGGTCGTAGACAAGATCAGATTTTACTTGATGCATTACTCGCAGCAAGTGCTGGATCTACTGTAGCAAACACGGTGGTAACCACAGGCTCTGCCTCTGCGTCAGATCTAAGCGTAGGAAAAATATTGGCAGCTAAGAAAGCCTTGGACACAAAAAGTGTACCACCAACAGATAGGCACTTAATTATTCATGCGAATAACTTGTCTGCATTACTAGGTGATGAAAGAGCGATTTCTGGCGATTTCCAGAATATTCGTGCCTTAGTAGCTGGTCAAATTAATTCCTTTTTAGGATTTACCGTACATATGATCGGTGACCGTGATGAAGGTGGTTTGACTATTGATGGTTCTTCAGACAGAACTTGCTTTGCATTTCATAAGCAATCTGTTGCTATGGCTGTTGGTATGCCACCATCAACTGAAATTAATTACATTGCTGAGAAAACTTCATTCCTAGTAACAGCTAAACTTTCGGCTGGGGCTGCTGTGATAGACACAGACGGTCTTGTCGATATTATTTGTAGGGAGAGTTAATATGGCGTTTGCAAGATCTGGATGGGGTCCACTTGGTGGACAATCTAAAGCTGGCACAACACCGGCTCTGTATGTCTATACAACAACTGATGCACATACTGCTGTTGATGCATCCGGTTACTTTAATGATTTATCTGACACATTAAGTGTTGGTGACATGATTATCGTACACGGTGCAACTGGTGGTACTAGAACTGTAACCATGCATATTGTGGTTTCAAATGCTAGTGGTGTTGTTGATGTAAGTGATGGCACAACTATTGGTGCTGTTTCTGATAGTGACTAATAAATAGAGATTGGGCGAGGTTCCCAAGGCATTGGCTTTCTCCCCTCGCCCAAACCAATTAATGGAGTTTATATATGGCAAGTGGCGATACTGACGTATCAATCTGTAACAAAGCATTATTATTATTAGGCTCTTCTTCTATTACAAGTTTTTCTGACGGCACTCCACAAGCGAGTGCTTGTTCTACTTTATACCCGGATATCAAGAGATCTACTTTAGGTATGTATCCTTGGTCTTTTACTGTAGCCAAAGCACAGCTTACTAGACAAACAGCTACACCTAATTCTGAATGGGAATACCAGTTTACTTTACCTAATGATATGCTTAATGGCGTTCCAAGGTCTGTACGAACATCTGGTTCTGCCGGGTCAGCTATTTATAAAAACTGGGAAATAAATCAAGCAGCCGATGGCACAACTGTTTTAATGACCGATAGCCTTACAATATTTATTGATTATCAAAAGGCTGTAGGTGAAACTTTAATGCCACATTATTTTGTACAATTATTAGGTTATCAAGTAGCTTGGCATTTAGCCGAAGTTATAACTGATCAAACAGCCAAATCACAGTATTGGCGTGAGATTGCATTAGGCACAGCTACAGAAAATCAACGAGGTGGATATTTTAGACAGGCAGCTAATATAGATGCTGGTGGTCAAACACCGTCAGTTGTAGGTGATTATTTATTAACAGATATTAGAGCATGAGCAGATTACAACAATATCAATCAAGTTTTTCTCATGGCGAAATAGATCCTCTATTACGAGGGCGTGTAGATATAGAACAATACTACAGTTCAGTAGCCGAGGCTAAAAATGTTATATTTGAACCACAGGGTGGGTTTAGCCGTAGACCGGGATTAAAATATGTTGCTGACTATACATCTGATGTTGGTACAACTGATGAAATAAAACTTGTACCTTTTGAGTATTCTACCGGGCAAACTTATCTATTAGTGTTAAGTATATCAAACACTATAAGTCAATCTAGTACGACTTTGCGTCTTCATGTTTACAAAGATGGTGTACTACAAACTAACCTTAACGGTGGTGGTGCAAACCATGTTGATTTTACTTTAACTTTTGCTACTGGTTTACATTCTGGCTTTACATTAAGACAATTAAATTTTACGCAAAACAAAGATACAGTAATTTTTACTAATCGTAATATGTTTCCTTTTAAACTTGTTAGAGGTGCTAGTGATACTACTTGGACTTTTTCAGTTTTAAATACATTGAACCCACCTAAAATTAGAGGTGATTTAGTTGGTCTAAGTACTGGTATAGCAAATCCATCTGGAACTTTAACAGCATCAGCAACTACAGGAAATATTAAACTAACAACTAGTCTATCATTTTTTAATACTGCTACAGTTGGTCAACAAGTTTATCAATCAAAAGGTTCATTAGGAGCCACAACTTGGAGTGGTTTTGGCAAAGCAGTAATAACTAAATTTTTATCTTCAACTACAGCCGAGGCAGTTGTATTAGTACCATTTTCTACTACTGATGCTATATCAAGTGGTGAATGGGTTTTTGATGACAGTTTTCACGATGCTTGGAGTACTTCAATAGGCTATCCACATACTTGCACTTTCCATGAAGGCAGATTGTATTTTGGTGGAACGTATAGCTTACCAATGACATTGTTTGGAAGTAAGGTAGGTGAATTAAATTTTGGACCATCTGAAAATCTAGATGATGATGCATTTGTTGTACATATGGAAACTGACACTCTTAATACTATTGTAGGGTTAAGATCGGGTAGAGATTTACAAATATTTACTACTGGTGGTGAGTTTTTTATTCCACAAGCTGATCTAGACCCAATTACACCATCTAACGTATCGGTTAAAAGCACAACTAAAAGAGGATCTAAAGATGGTATACGCCCTACTGCAACAGAGGGTGGTACATTTTTTATACAACGGCAAGGCAAGGCATTAAGGGAAATGTTATTTAGTGATGTAGAATTATCCTATGTTGCTAATAATATCAGCCTGTTAGCAAGCCATCTTATAGTTGATCCTAAGTCTATGGCTGTACGCCCGGCAACTGATACAACCGAAGGCGATTTATTAATGATTGTTAATGGCACAAGCACCACAGGATACAGGGCAGCTAGTTCTGGGTTAGGTGGTACACTTGCTTGTTTTATGTTGCACAAACAGCAAAATATTGTAGCCCCTTCTTTTATACAAACTGATGGTACATTTTGTGATATTGCTGTAGATTTAGATGTTATATATGCGATTGTAAAAAGGACTATCAATTCTGCTACAAAATATTATTTAGAAGTATTTGATGATGATTTTACGACAGATAGTTCGGTCCAGAAAACTAGTAGCTTTAGTGGCACTAGCTATAACCTTGTACCTCACTTACAGGCTAAGACAGTTAAGGTAGTTAGAGATGATATAGTAGAAAGTGATGTTAGTAATGTAAATTCATCTGGTACTATTACAACATCTGCACAGCCATCATCATATATAGAAACTGGATTAGATTTTACTGTCACTGTAAAGACTAACCCGGTAGAGCCTAACTTGCCTAGTGGTCGAGTAGTTACACAAAAGAAAAGAATATTAGAAGTTTCCCCTGTTATGTACAGGACACAGAACCTAACTATTAATGGTTTTGAAGTTCCATTACAGACTTTGCCGTATAGTGGTGGTGGTACAGTTCCAACTATAACCGGGATAAAAAAGATGCATGGTATAGCTGGCTATAACACCGATGCACAAATAACCATAAGTCAATCAAAGCCTGTATTTTTTACGGTGTTGTCGATGGACTTTAAATTAGCAGTAGGATCGTAGATGGCACAGTATTTACCTTTTATAGCAATGGCAGTATCAACAGTCGGAGCCGTTGCAGATTACAGAGGCAAACAGGCACAAGCCCAACAACTAGAGGCACAGGCAAAGCAAACTGAATTACAAGGGCGTGTAAACGCTGTAGCGTACAAAAGACAAGGTAATGAGGTATTGCGTAGGATGAACCAAGTATTGGCATCTAACGTAGCCAGAGGAGCAGCCAGAGGTCTTAATCCTTTTGGTAGTGCTGGTGTAGTTGAAATGTCTAATATGTATAATCGTAGGCTAGGTGTATCTGAATTTCAGATAGCTAGAGATAATGCGAGCATGGCTAAAGAGATGGCTAAGTATCAAGCCGGGCAACAACTCACGGCTGCTAAAACAATTAAGAAACTAGCACCGTTCCAAATGATGGGTAAGATTGCTACAGGATATATGACAGCTAGTCAGATTGGTGGTGGTTTTTCTAGTGCCGTAACGCCTACACCTATGGCAACAACAACGACAACTTCATCTCCTTTTGGAACTGTGCAGAGTACTTATTAATGGCTGAAAACTTATTAAAATTACAACCTCTAGGATTACAGTTTAAAGTACCACAAACTGACTTTGTTGGTAGCCGTGTACAGGCACAGGCTATGAGTGAACTATCAGCCAACCTTGATAGCATGAGTAATTATTTATTTAAGATTGCTGAACAAAGAGCAAAAATTGAAGGTGCAGAATATGGTGCAGAAACAGCACCAACAGCTAAACAAATAGAAGAAGCCTACAATGCTGGTGAAGAAATACCTTTAGGTGGCGATAAATTTACTGTGTACGGTTCGGCTATTCGTAATGCTCAATTAAGTACAGTAAGCAATGAATTAGAATATTTGGCTCGTACCAAAGTTGCTGAAGTTACCAAAAAATATAATACAGCCGTAGAGCAATATGGTTTACAAAATGAAGATGGTAAAAAAGCATTAGATCCTCAAAACTATCTTAATGAAATAAATGAAATTGTTGCTGGATATGCAGCTACGCTTGATAATGCATCACCGGGATATGCTAGAAAATTTAGAGCAAAAATAAGTTTAGAAAATAATACAAAGTATTTAAGTTACGCTGATAAATTTATTGGTGAGCATAACAAGGTTATGAAGGCTACAGTTATTGCTGGTACTGAATTAGTCGTAAACGATATAAACACAGCAATACTAGGATATTTTAAAAACAACCAAGATGCTACTGAACAATTAAAAACTTTAACAAAAGAAAGTATGTCACAAATTATTATGGTTGGTGGCGATACTGTAGGATTTAACAATCGTTTAAATGAGGCAATACGAACATCAGCTAAAAATATTGTAGTTAATGAACTATTAGCTAATCCTAAACCAAAACAATTTCTGCCAGAAATGTATGCTGGTGAGTTTAATAAACTACCGGGTGATATTGGTAAGGCTATGAAACTTGCTGAAGACTACGGTATAAATAGAAAAGATTTTATTAAGCAAGTTAACGATCAATATGATGCAAAAATCAAAGCCCAAGAAGATGCAAAAAAATTACAAATAGCAAAAAACGAAGAGAGTATAAATTTTGCTATAGCTGATGCTATTGCTTTTTTAGCTGATGACCAACAAGATAAGGCTAATGAATTAATGTTACCTTTTCAGTTAGATCAATTACCCGGCACAAGTGAAGAGTTAATTAGTTGGGAAAAAATAAGTAAAGCCTACGAAGAGGCAAAAATAACTAACTTTAAAGACAATACTACAACAGTTCAAAAATTAACTCGTAAATTATTTTCTATAGACAACCCTCTTACTTTAGGTGAATTGATAACTGAATTTGAAAATAAACAAATCGGTCAAAGCACTTTTACTTCTATGGCAAGTAAAATAAATTCATTAGCTAATCAACAAATGAGCGATGCTAGGACATACATTTTAGACGAAACAGGGCATAACCCAGAAATAAGAATTGATGATCCAGAGGGTGATCAAGCCCTTAAAGAAAGAGTATTTAGAGAAATTATGGGTGATGTATTTGAGGCTGAACTACAGGCTAAATTAGAAGGCAAACCTTTTTCTGCAATTTTAACAGCTAAAAATTTAATGGAAAGCAAAGGCACAGAACTAATAGCTAAAAGAATTAAATCTAACAGAAAAAATGCAATATCAACAATACAAGAAATAGCAACAATAATAGAAAGTACAGATGCTGTATTAGCAGAAAAATTTAAAAATGTTACAGATGATACATTAGATAGTCTTATTACAGAGGCTATTGGCACAGCCGAAGAAATAATTGCTGATTATAGTACAAAATATAAAAATTTTAGCAAAACAATAATACAGGGTTATCCAATAATTTTAGGTAGAAAATTAAGATAATGGACGAACTATTTAAAGAAATATCTGACAGCCGTAGAATACGATCACATGGCAATACTACCTACCTAAAAGATGGTCGGTTGTTTGCTAATGAAAAAATATTAAGAGGCTATGAGGATTTTCAAAAATTAAAGACAATGGGTTCAACGGTTATAGAAGGTCTTAAAAGTACACCAGACTTTTTATTCGGTGTTGCTAAAGGCATACCTAGTGGTATTGCTAAAGGTGGCGAAGAAACATTCAAAACTTTCCTACCATTTGTAAATAACAATGTCATGCCGTGGTTGAGGGAGAATGTACCGGGATATAATTCTATGAATGAATATCTTAATGATGCATTAGCCCCACAAGGTACAGCACAAGAAATAGGATCTACATTAGGTGAAGTTGGTGGGCAAGTTGTAGCACCCGGTGGCGTTTATGCAAAAGCATTTAGCACAGCATTAAAACCTATGGGTTACGGTAAAAACTTTTTAGCTAATGTTCTAGGATATGGCACGGCTGAATTTGCCGGTATGCCACCTGAAGAAGAAGGTTTGATGGAAATGGGCATACAGTTGTTTGTGCAGAATGAACAACTAAAAAATACTATGTTACAAAGTATAGCAGCCGATGAAGATGCCTCATTCTTTTTACAGAAAATACAAAAAGCCCCACAGAGATTTATAGAGGGTGGTATATTAGGTGAAGCAGCCGAGCAAGGTTTTAAGGGTTTAGGTGTATTATATAATGCTATCAAAGGTAGTCCTAATTTAAAAACTACGTTAGAAACTATAGGAACTAAAGCACAGGAAAGTTTAGATGATGGTAGTGGCACAACATTATCTGCATTAGGTGCTGGTGAAATGGACAAAGCTATAAATACTCAACTAGCTAAGTTGGCTCCACAACCTTTTAAAATGTCACCAGAAGGTACAAGAAGTCATAAAGTGCCACATCAATTATTAGTAGAAGGTAGTGGTGAAAAACCTACAACATTAGTAACTCAAACATTTATTCCAACCAACAAACAAACAAATCTTAATAATATTGACACTTTAAAAAATAACCATCCAGATGCTTTGTTAAGTGCTGAAAACTGGTTAAAAATGGAACAAGAAGGATTAGGTGGGGATCACTTGCCAATACCACCAATGGTTGCAATTAACTATGCTAATGATCCTAATAAGATGGTAGAAAAATTAAAATCACTTACACCAGAAATGAAAGCTGGAGTTGATGAAGGATTTTCATACGTTAAAAATATAAGAGAGGTTTATCAAAGTGGAGAAGCAACTCCTAAAATGACAGCCGATTTATTTGTGTGGGGAATACTGTCAAGAGGTGCTGGTCCAGTTCAACAAGAAAGTGCATTCATAGATATAATTGATGGAGCAAAAGATTTAATACAAAAAGCTGTAGATGGAAATTTTACAGAAGCCGATCAAATACTATGGGAAAATACTATTAAAAATTTAATGCCTACAGGATCACCGGGCAAACAAGTAACAATGAATGTAAACGCTACTGGTAAATTATTATTTGAACTTGCTAAAAAAGTTGATGGTTCTGATGATACAGTATTACAAACTTTGCACAATATGATTAGCGATCCAAATAGATCAGCAAAAGATATTAGAAGAGAATTTATGTCTTTAACTGAAGGTGCTGGAATAGATAATAAAGTTGTTAGTTTCACTTTGCTAGTTTCTGGAAGAGATGACGTATTAGTTATGGATAGAATACAAGGAAGACATTTATGGGATGATGGTAGGTTTGAAGGATTTAACTTATATGACGGTTATAAAAAAGAAGGAACAACTATTAAAGAAGGTTTACAAGGAATATTTAGAGGACCTAGAGGATTGCTTATAACAGAAATGTTAGAGGATGGATTAAGAAAAAATATTAATGAAGTTTATAATATACTTGGTAGACCAGAGGATGCATCATTAGGAAGATGGCATTGGGAAAATTGGGTTATTGAAGGTGAGCAAGTTGTATCACATAGCACTTTAGAGGCTATTACAAAAGGTTCGGCAGTTGGTACAAATGTTGTAGAAGGTAAGCCGGGAACATTTTCATCTGGTGCAAAGTATATAAAAGGTAAAGACGGTGCTGTAATTGAGTATCCATTATCTGATGGTAGTGTTGTTTATTTAACGCCAGAAAGGCAAAAAGAATTTGAAGCCTTTATTAAAAAAGAAAAAAATGGTATAGTACCTAAAGGATTTAAAGTAAGTGAAAACACAGGAGTTCCTTGGTATGAAAGACCAGAAGTCAACAGAGAAAAACTCGACAGAGCAGCAAGAGAGTTCGCAAACTCAAACATCCACGGAGAAGTTTTATCAAGCTCTAAGGGGGCTGGAAAAGGTAAAAACACCTCTGGATCAAGCAACAGAACAAGTAGAGGAAAAGTAACTGCCTCTAGTGGAGGTAGTTAATGTCAATACAAGTTAAAGAACCTACGATAGATAAAAATATACTTGATGCTGCTCCTGTTGAGCCACCTATGGAGCCTGTAGTAGAAGATGTAGTCATTGAAGATCCATCACAGATTACCGAGCAAGAAACAAACATTGTAAATACTGACAATACCCAAGGTGAAATAAAACTTGCTGGTATGGGCAAGGTAGTAGTTGATGCAATGAAGAGTGCTAAAGATGCAGTAGTTGATAAAGTATCTGATACAGTTCTAAGTTCAGAGAAAAAAGTATACGGCTCTATGAAGGCTACAGAAGAAATAACTGACATGGGTAATTATCTTTTAGTTAAGCCAACTGAAAACATAGATTTAAATGACTTATTAAATACAATAACAGAAGGTAAAAATCCCGGTATTAACTTTGTTACATTAGGTGAGAAACTTACCTCAGATGAAAGTCTAAGGGCTGTGTTTGCTTTTGATCAATACGATCAGAACCTAGCTGGTTTTATGGAGCAAGTTAAATTAGCTAACAAAGAATTATTTACAAAATTAAGAAGAGATACAGTTACAGTAGAGGCAGCAACAAAGTTAGCTGAAGATAATGGTTTATATAATGTAATTTTAAAAATGGCTGGACGTAAACCGGGTGAAGTATTACCAGCCGAAGATACATTAGGTGCTATTATTGGTTTAGTTAATATAAGTGAGTTAGCCCAACAAGCATCAAGAAAAGCGTTACAATCTGGTGATCGTACTGATCAATTAGTAGCCTTTCAACTTATATCATTTACGTCACGATTGTCAGCATCATTATCTGGTAATGTTAGTGAATATGCTAGAGGTATGAGTACATTACGTCATGCTGGTAAGATTACACCAAGTGGTAATATACAAGCCTACACCGATCATTTAAATGAATTACTAGATCGTTTTGAAAGCCCGGATGATATAGATACTTTACTTGATTACTATGTAAGAGTGCCAAAAAATGTACGTCCTATATTTGCCAAGCAATCATTAATGTCAAGATCTACAGATGCTATAATAGAAATATGGCTTAACTCTATTCTTACTAGCCCAGTAACACATATGGTCAACATGGCTGGCAACAGTATATTCCAAGGTTTAAAGGTTATGGAAACTGGGTTGGCTGGTGGCATTGGTGCTGTAAGAACTACAATAACCGGGGCTGACAATACAGACCGTGTTTTAATGGGCGAGGCTTTAGCAAGTTTACATGGAATACATAATTCTTTTTTTGATGCCTTTATTCTTTCTAGCAAGGCTCTGTGGGAAGAACAGCCTGTTATGGATGGTAGTAAGCTAGATTTAGGTAATAACCGTGCTATAGGCTCTACAGGCAATATAACTGAAATTATGGATAAACTTAAAAATAAAGATTTTGTTCCAGCCTTTGTTGACGGTCTAGGTGTTTATTTTAGAATGTCTGGCAGAGCATTAGTTGGTGAAGATGAGTTTTTTAAGGTTATAGCTATGAGAGCCTCTATAGCTAAACAAGCGTACCGAAAATCTATTATAGCGTATGATGATGCAATAAAGGGTGGGCTATCTAAAGAAGATGCTATGCTAAAATCTAAGACTGTTTACGCAGAAACATTTACAAATCCACCTATGGATGTATTTGAGGCTGGAGCAAAAGAGGCAAAAGAGTTAACTTTCCAAGGTGATCTAGATGGGTTCTTTGGTAGCCTCGCCCCTACTATGAACCATCCTATAGCCAAGCTGCTTGTTCCTTTTTATAAAACACCAGTAAATATTTTTACCGAGGTCTTTGATCGTTCATTACCTTTTAATGTTATAAATAAATTTAAGAATGGAACCGGGCGAGAAAAAGATGAGGCAATGGCAAAGATTACTATGGGTGCTGGTATTGGTTATACAGTATCTAGTTTAGTATCTGGAGCAGCTAGTGAAGACTTTTTCTGTACAGGATCTGGTCCAACTGATCGTGGTGCGAAACAAGCATTAGATCGTTTAAATATTCCTAGATACTCTTGTACTTTTAAAATGGATGATGGCACAATGAGATCGGTTACTTTCTCACGCTTTGATCCAGTATCTGGTTTATTAGCTATGGCTGTAGACTACGCTTACTTTGTACAGCATGAAGATGACCCGGATGTATTATTAGAAATGGCTACGGCTTTTACGTTAGCTACAACTGATTACATAGACCAGCATCCTATGATGCAAGGTTTATCTGACATGACTAAAATAATAATGAAACCTAATCCTAATATGTCTGGCGAAGAAAGGTTTGAAAGATTTGTAGAACTTGTATCAGAGAAAGTATCACAAGTAGCCTTTGCACTAGCACCAACACAACAATCATACATACCATCAAATTCATCATGGTCAGCAACTAAGGAAAGAATAATGTATCCAGAGGCATCTAATACAATGCTCCCAGAAGGATATACTGAGTTGCCCCCAGCTATGAGAGGATTTTATTTAGCCCTTCAAAAAGCTAAGTCTAGAAATCCTTTATTTAGTCCAGAGTTACCACCACAATTAAATTTATGGGGCGAGGCTAGAATACAAGGTAATGGCATGGGATGGGAATGGTATTCGCCTGTACATATTCGAGATAAAAAATATAACGCTGTTGATGAAGAAATAATTGCTTTAGGTAATGCCGGGGCAAGTGGACCATTAATGCCTAATAAGAAAATAGATAAGGTTCTATTAACGGCACAAGAATACAACGACATGATTATGTTATTTAATACTGTAGACGGTAGAGGACGTTTTCAAGAAGATACAGGATATGATGCTACAACAACTATACTGCCTACTCTCGATAAACTTATAAAGTCTGATATGTATAAGTTAGAACCGTTAGCTGAAGAAAGAATGAAGATGATTAAGGATCTTATTTCTGAGTATATGGGCGAGGCTAGAGATTATTTAATAGAAAGAACACCAAGATTGAGGGCAAGAATAGTAAGATGATAAGTGACTTTTTAACAAACTTAGTGTACAAAGGCTATATAGAGGTCTAGAGTTATGACAAGTGTAGATGTAAATGACGTATTAAAAAGAACGCAATCGACAGCGAATGGTTCGACTACGGATTTTAGTTTTTCTTTTCAAGTTAACAATACAAATGAGATTAAGGTTTACGAAGATAGTACTTTAAAAACTGAAGGCACTCATTACGACATTGTAGATAGTTCGGCTAGTGCTGGTCTTAATGCTAATGGAACCGGGGTTGTTAAATTTAAAACTAGCCCTACTGATTATACACCGGCTAATAACAAAGTAATTACGATACTATCAGTAATGAGTATAGCAAGATCATCTGTATATTCATCTGGTGGTAATATTACGGCTGCATCTCTTGAGGCAGATTTTGATAGATTACATCGAGTAGTTGGAGATTTTAAAGAAGTTAAAAGCCGTACACTTATAGCCCCGGAATACTCTGCTACTGATATAGATATGACGATACCAGCCAAGGCAACTAGAGCCGGGAAACTATTAGGATTTAATGCATCTACGGGTAATCCAGAAGCATCGTTTACTGTAGCTGACGGTACTACATTGGCATCAATAAGTTCTGACATAGCGACACTAGCAGATATAGAAGATGGTACAGATGCTACAGATGCTATCAGTACGTTAGCACCAAAGGCTACACAAATTGGTTTATTAGGTAACTCAACCACAGTATCTAATATGAATTTGCTAGGCGTATCGGGTGTAATAACTGATATGGGATTGTTAGGCACAAGTGCTGTCGTAACCGATATGGATTTACTTGCGACATCAGACAACATAACTGCAATGGGTCATCTTGGAACGTCAGCTAATGTTACTGCTATGGGTCTACTTGGTACAAGTGCTGTTGTAGAAGATATGGGTTTTTTAGGAACCTCTGCCAACGTAACAGCGATGGGTCATTTAGGAACAAGTGCAAATGTCACAGCAATGGGATTGCTAGGTACGAGCGATGTAGTAGCTGATCTTGCTTTATTAGGTACAAGTGACGTAGTGGCTGATATGGCATTATTAGCTGATAGTGCAGTTATTGCTGATATGGCGTTACTTGCTAATAGTGATGTAATAGCTGACATGGCTTTACTGGCTTCGTCAGATGTTATTGCAGATATGAATACTCTAGCTACATCAGATATAATTAGCGATCTTAACACTTTAGCAACATCTGACATTGTTTCAGATATAAATGCTTTAGCAACATCTGCTATTATAGAGGACCTAAATTTACTAGCCAACAGTAGTGTCATAGCAGACATGGCTACCTTGGCTGGTGGTGGTGCTAATCCAAACATAACTAGCGTGACAGCAAGTGGCACAGTATCGGCTGGTAATATAGTTGTTACTGAAGATGGTACTATTGTATTTGAGGGTGCTACAGATAACGCTAATGAAACAACATTGACGGTAGCTGATCCTTCCGGGGATAGAACTATTACTTTACCAGATGCTACAGGCACGGTGGTATTAGCAGATGCGACACAAACATTAACAAATAAATCTATAGTAGCAACGCAGCTTACAGGAACAATAGATAATGCCCGGTTAAATTTTTCATTTGGAATTAGTGATGGCAATGTACCAACTTTTACAAGTGGTGTTGCTGATGATGATTTTTTAAGAGTGAACGGTACTAACATTGAAGGTCGAAGTGCATCTGAGGTAGCTACAGATATTGGTGCTGTATCGGCTGGATTTGCTATTGCTATGGCTGTGGCTTTAGCACCGTTTAAGGATTTATAGGAGATATAAATGGCTCAAGATTTTGAACGAACACTTACCAAAGATATAGACGCTAGTCTGACCGATATAAGGGCTGTCAGCGATAGTGATGATGCTGTCGTAGGGTTAAGGCTAGTCAATACATCAACGTCAACTATAACGGCTGACGTAGCGATTACGAATAGTGGCAACACGGTCCAAGCATACATAATTAAAAATGCACCGATACCGAGTGGATCATCATTAGAGTTGATAGATGGTGGTGCGAAGATAGTCTTACAATCTGGTGATAAGTTAAGAGCTAAATCTGATGCGACAGATAGCATGGATACCATCGTATCAGTAGTAGATGCGATTAGTACATAGGAGTAAAGTATGGGTCACGTTGGTAAAACAGTAACACAGAATATAGTCAGTGGCAGTGAGATAACTGATGGTACAGTTACTGGTGCAGATTTAGCGAGTGACATTGCGATAAGTACAAGTGGTGCAATAACAACTACTGGTGCTTTTACCTCTAAAGGCATTGATGACAATGCTGATGCTGTAGCTATAACTATAGATACTTCAGAAAACGTAGGTATTGGAACTACAAGTCCTCATGCAGATTTACATATTCAAAATGAAACTGGAACTAACACAGGTTCAACAGAATTAAATTTATGGGTTAATGATAACAGAGGAAGAAGTAAATTTAATTTAAAATCTACTGATGATGGCACTGACATTGGCACATTTAAATTAACCACAGAAAGCACAGTACCAAGTAGTTCAGATTTATTAATTATGAATAATCAAGGTATTATGACTATACCAAATCAAGTTTATGTACAAGCAAAGGGTAATGGCACAAGACATACTCAAACTTCTGCAAACACAGATACAGCATTAAATTTTAGTGAAGTAACAGATAATACAAATTCATTTAATACAAGTGGTGGAATTTTTACAGCACCAGTAGCTGGAAGATATTTTATTCACTATTATGCATCACAAAAATCAAACACAAGTTACATAGGATTAACTCTAAAACACAATAGTACAACAATAGCTAGAGATTATAATGAGTTGCCAAATATAAGTGCTGATTGGGTTTCACAACAAGTAACAGTTATTCTTAACATGGGAGCAAGTGATACAGTTAGACCATATATGAATACTGGAGGAACAAATGGTCAATCATTAGAAAACGAATATCGTGGATGTTCAATATATTTATTAGGATAAAATAATAGAAGGAAAAAATATGGCAGATTATACTGTAAAATTAACAGACACAGAGGACAAGGCTATGTCTTATTGTGCTTTTGACACTCAAGATTGGGTAGACAATGCTCTTAAAAATAGAGCAAGACAAGCTAAAGATGAAATCATAGAACTAAACATGAAACATTGCAATGCTAATGGAATAGCAATAGCTACTGGTGAAGATAAACAAATAGAACAAGCGTTTACTTTAAAGGTTGTTAAGACAGCTAAAGAACGTGAAGCAGAATTAAAGTTACCAAGTGGAGATTAATTAGATGCCATACATAGGTAAAGGTGCAAACGGATTTGGAATAAGAGAAAGGTATCGCTTTTCTGCTAGTGGTAGCCAAACTGCATTTACTGGCAGTGACCTTGATAGTAAGACACTTCAGATAGACAGTGGTTCACTTGTAGACGTATATCTTAATGGTGTTCTTCTGGACACGGCAGATTACAATACCAACACGGCTAATACAATAACCCTTACATCTGGTGCTTCAGCTTCTGATGAAGTGATGATTATAGTGTATGATGTCTTTAGCTTATCTGATGCTTTAAGTAAGTCTGGTGGAGCGATGTCTGGAAGTATAACTAATTTTACTTCTACTGGAATAGATGACAATGCAGATGCAACAACAATTACACTTGATGCAAACGAAGATATAACTGCATCTAATGGGATGTATGTTTCTGGTGATTTAACATCTTTGACAGTAGATAAAGGTGGAATTGATAGGAGTGGTAATACCACAAGAATTATAAGTGCAAGGTCTGGTGGTAACTTCGCAGATATGTCAATTAATGTTGCTGGTGTAGATAAATCTGATGGCAACAGTGGGATGAACAGATGTCTTTACATAGATTATCAAGGTAACACTACAATAGACCAAGGCAATCTAGTTATAGGCACAAGTGGCAAGGGAATTAGTTTTTCAGCAACGGCTGATGGAAGTGGCGCAAATCAATCAGAATTATTAGACGATTATGAACAAGGAACTTGGACACCTACTCTTGTTAATGGTGGTAGTGTAACTGTAAGTAATGCAAGATACACAAAAATAGGTCAACTAGTATATGCTGGAACATACAGTGGTTTTAGTTCAATACCTAATAATAGTAGTAGATTAGAAATAGGTGGTTTACCCTTTGCTGTTGCTGGTGGAGGTGCATATCATGGTTCTGGTTCTATAAGTTTTGTTAGTACATTTAACTGGAATGGCACAGGGTCAATAGGAGCGCCAACACCTAATTCTGCACAAAGCTCAGTTTATTTCCATAGAGGTGATGCTAGTAGTGCTAATATTTTAAATTCGGCAGTTACAGGTTTGTCTGCGTTTATATTTGCTGTTGTTTATATAACAGATAGTTAAGGATACATAGGAGTAACAATATGGCACAAGGTGATTTAACAAAAGAGTACGAATACGATAAAATAGAAGTCGTATCAACGTGGAACATACAAGTTCGCAAAGCAACAAAGATTATGGAAGAACAGGCAGATGGTTCTAAGAAAGAACTAAATCGTTCATTTCATCGTCATGTGTTGCACCCATTCAATTCTAATAAAGGTGAAGATGATACATGGACACATACACCAACAGATTTAAGTGGTGAAGATGCAAAGGTAAAAGCAATAGCTGAAGTTGCTTGGGATAGTGATACCAAGACAGCATACAAAACATTTATAGAAAGTCAGAGTATCTAATATGAGTAATGCACGAAACCTTGCCAATCTTTTAGGAACTAGCACTACTGTACCTAGTTCTAAAATGATTACTGGTTCAATAATACAAACAGCATATAACAATTTTTGTAGTGCTGATACTACCTCTGGTACATCTCTTACAAATACTGGGCTATCAGTAAATATTACTCCCTTATTTCAAAGTTCAGTTTTTATAGTTAATACTTCACAAAATTTTTATGTAACTGAAGAACCTGGTACTGATGCTCAAGGTCAATTTGTAGTGCAAAGAACTATAAGTGGTACTGATACTAAAATAAAAGAGGTTGTTGTAGGTGACCATACTGGTAATGGCACAAGGTCGACAACATGGGATGAAATTAATTTTATTGTATATGATATACCAAATACTACATCACAGCTAACATATAGGACACAATATAAGGTCTATAATACTAGTTATACTGCTGGTGTTCAGACATCTTCACAATGTTCACATATAACAGTTTATGAGATTAAACAATGATTACTAATGAAAAAATTGCTCAAGCCCTACATAAGTTAAATATTGAAGAATGGAAAATATCTGGTTCACCAAAAAATGAAAGCGAATTTAATTCATGTTTTAAAAAAATTATGTCTGAAGATAGTAATGGACAAGCAGTATTAAGCACAGACCCAAAAGACTTTGGTGTTACTTGGACACAAATTAAAACTGAGATGGATAAATTATAACTTTAATGTACAACAACAAAAGGTGACGTATGCCACATATATATGATTTAAATCCCCACTTAGCCCCACCGGGCTGGGGTAAAAAGAAACAGGAACCAAAGAAAAAAGAACCTAAAAAAGAAGAACCGAAGAAGAAAGGTAGACCAAAGAAAAATGAGCAAGCCGACAATACATGAATTAGATAAACGGCTTACGTCTTTTGAAACTGTTTCTATCGAGAGATGGAAGGAAACAATACTGCGTATTAAAAGATTGGAGGGAGTTTTAATAGGTACTGCTGGAACAACTATACTTTTGTTGGTTGGCATACTGTTAAGGGGATCTTAGATGGACCCGGTTACAGCGTTAGCAACAGCGAGTACGGCATTTAGTTTAATTAAAAAAGGTTTTCAAGCTGGCAGAGATGTTGAGGCTATGTATGGTGATATAGGCAAATGGATGGGAGCCGTATCTGATGTAAACCAAGCAGCCAAAATGTCAAAGAACCCACCTTTATTTAAAAAATTATTTGCTGGTTCAAGTGTAGAACAAGAGGCACTCGATGCATATGCTGCAAAAAAGAAAGCAGAAGAGATGGAGAATGAATTGCGTAGTTGGATTAATCTTGTTCATGGTCCTAACGCATGGAATGACCTACTGAAAATGCAAGCCAAAATTAGAAAGCAAAGACAGGAACAGTTGTATGCACAGGCAGAGTTAAGACAAAGAATATTTAATATAGTTGGCATTGTACTTCTATGCACAATTATAGGTGGTGTTGTTATGTGGATTGGATATTTATTTTACTTAAAAAGAACGGGTAATTTATGACAAAGATGACAAAGGTAATTGAACAATGGTCACACGCTATTGATAGTCTAAGGATTATACCTAGAGCGTTGATATTACTTTATATGTATTTAACCTACTCTACGGTGTTTTGGTATATGGGTTTAGCTGATCCTAGTTTGGAGCAATCCGGGATGGTGTCAGTTATTACTTCAGCACAAGCCGTAGCATTAGGTTTGTTTTTAGGTAAGTCAAATTGACATGGCTGCTCGTAGTATTTCTATCTGGAACAGTACAGGAGAGCGTTTATTTCAGTGATTTGGATGCGTGTCTTAGAGTTGCACAGAAAATTAGGTTACAAAACTATGATCCATCACTCGCTGGTGACAGCAAGATTTGGGTCAAGGCTTACTGCGTACCTAAGACAGTACCTAAAAAAAAGACAAGTAAGGATTAATTATG